GACAAGGTGCCCGCGGGCGACCACCTGACGGTGGTCCGTGCCGGTGACGGCACGATCGTGGGTCGGCTCGATCCCGCCCTGGGCCCGGTCACCCCGGAAGGCCAGCACCTCCCGGCGGTCGATCCCGAGGAGCTGGACACGCGCCCGGCCCCGGGCGAGGTTGCCGAGGAGAAGGCCACCGTGCAGACCTACACGGCCGAGGACGTGCCGCGGGAGGAGATCTCCCTGGAGGAGGCGTTCGCGCCTGCCAAGGACGATGACGCCCAGCAGAACTCGGGCGATGCCGTGGCGGCCGAGAACGCGGCTCCCGCGGCCAAGCCGGCGGCGCCGAAGAAGACCAGCACCAGCAAGTAGGGTGTGATCTACCCGCGCGCCACGCCTGGCTGGGTCGGGGCGCGCGGGTCTACCCAGCCACCACCCGGCCAGGAGCGAGGGCGACATGACCAACGAGAGCCAGGGGGGTGATTCGGTGGACTACGTACCCGGATCGGTCATTCCCTCCATGGTCGACGGCCAGGAGTGGGCGGCCTGCTTCGGGCTGTCCTGGACAGACTTGATGCTGCGTGACCAGGCGACCAGTCAGCGGATGATCCGCGAGAACGGCCAGTACGTCCGCAAGGTGTCCGGCACCATGGGCGTGGCCGCGGCCCGTTCGGAGATCGCCGCCTACTTCCTCGCGCACACCGATGCCGAATGGCTATTCATGGTGGACACGGACATGGGTTTCGCGTCGGACACCGTGGACCGCATGATCGCCAGCGCCGAGGCCAACTCGGTCCCCGTGCTCGGCGCGCTCTGCTTCGCCCAGAAGCACGATCCGGACGTGCGCCAGAATGACCTATACGCGGCCCGTTACCGGATCCAGTCGACGCTGTACAGCTACCAGGAGCGGCCGAACGGTGAGCGCGGCTTTCAGTCGATCACCAAGTATCGGCGGGACGCCTTCCAGCGCGTGGCCGGTACGGGTGCCGCGTGCATCCTCATTCACCGCGAGGCCCTGGCCGCCGTCGGGCCCGAGCCGTTCATGCCGGTGACCGACCCGAAGGCCGGCGGCCACGGCACGCCGCGGACCTTCTCCGAGGACCTCTCATTCTGCATTCGCGTCCAGGCCGCCGGCCTGGACATGGGTGTGGACACCTCGATCAAGACGACCCACTACAAGGGCGGGGTCTTCCTGGATGAGACCACCTTCGCCATGCAGCAGGAGACCTTGATCCAGGCCCGCGGGCACGCCATCGCCCGCCAGGCCGAGCTGTACACCCAGGCCGGGTTGGTCATTCCCAAGGGGGCCGCGCTGTGACCGCGAACGGCTACACCAGCAATCCGCCGTCCGGCGGGGGCGAGGGCGGCTCGGTCGCCTGGGCGGACATCACCGGCAAGCCGACCACCTTCACGCCGGCGGCACACACTCAGACTGCCTCCACCATCTCGGACAGCACGACCGTGGGCCGGGCCGTCCTCACGGCCGCGGACGCTGCGGCGGCCCGCACAGCGGTTGGCGCGGGTACATCCAGCCTGGCGCTCGGCGCCACCGGGTCCACGGCCGCAGCCGGCAATCACTCGCACACCGTGACCACGGTCATGATGAGCTGGAACGGATCGGCATACGTGGCCGACTCTGACGCCCTGGTCTACGTCGGCCCGAACGACCCGGGCGCCGTCCCGGACGGCTCGATCTGGATCGATACCACGCCATGAGTCCGCCGCTGAACGTCCGTGTGTCCGGCGCCTGGGTGGAGTCTGACGCCACGGGCGCGGCCCGCCTGGCCGGGACCACCATTCCGTTCGGTCCGAGTGGTCGCGGGGGGCCGGCTCAGGAAGTGCTGGCGTGGGCGGACGTTCCGGCGTTCACCAACCTGGAGGACGGCGGCCAGAGTTACAACATGGGCATCCGCTTCCAGGTCACCGAGACGTTGCCGTGTATCGGGATCCAGTGGAGCCGGGTGCCGGACGCCGTGCTCGCCCCGTCCGGTGGCACGCACCAGGCGTCTCTCTGGGATGAGGGGCCGACCAAGCTTGGATCGGAGAACTTCGTGCCGGTCGTGGGAACCGTCCAGGACATTCTTTTCACGGGCGGCCCGGTCACGCTGGTCCCGGCTACGAACTACATCGCCGCCATCTACACGCGCTCCTACGTCTTCCGCGCGTCCGGCGGGGTGTATCCGTCCAGCCCGTCCGGCAAGGTGGTAGCCGACATCGGCCGGCTGACTCCGTTCAATGGCGGGCCGGACGCGATCGGGGCCGCGCCCACCGGAACGTCCGCTGGCCTTTTCTACATCTCGCCGATTGTGGAGGTCTGACTGTGACCGTCATCAACCGTGGCGCCACGGCCGTCCTGTCCGCCTCCTGGCGTGAGTACCCGGGCGGGCCGGCCGCGGAAGTCACCGGCGTGACCATCACCATCACGCCGCTGGGCGGCGCGGCTGTTGTCGGCCCGACTACCACCGGCGTGCTCTATCCGGCCACCGGGGTCAACACGTACGCCTGGGCCGTGGCCGGCGGGGCCGCCGTCGGTGACTATCTCGTGACGTGGGCCGCGATTGATGCGGACTCCGAGACGGTCACGGCCACCGAGATCATCTCGGTCAAGAGCGCACTCACGGCGCCGCTCGGCGGGCCTTACGCCACCCTAGCCATGCTGAAGGCCCAGATGGGCATCGCAGACAGCAACACGACCCGGGACACTGAGCTGACCCGGCGCCTGGTGTCCGCGTCCCAGGACATCAACTCATGGACACATCGCCAGTTCGGCCGGCAGGAGGACGTGTCCGCCCGGACCTTCTACGTCGGGGCCACGGGCGTGGACACGGACGACTTCTGGAGCACGGACGGCTTGGACATCGCACCGTATTCCTCGGGTGTCCTGGGCACGTCCTGGGACGTGTCCACCCTGTCCCTGGAGCCGCTCAACGGCATCGTCAATCAGGTCCCCGGTTGGCCTTACCACCGCATCGCCATGTCCGGGACGGCACATCCGTTGTGGGCCTCCAGCGCCTGGCGCGGCTATACCGTCCAGGTCACGGCCAAGTGGGGCTGGGAGACCGTTCCGGAGAATGTGGTCACGTCCTGCATCCTCCTGGCCGTCATGGACGAGAAGGCCAAAGACGCCCCGTTCGGCGTGGCCGGCTTCGGTGACTTCGCCGTCCGCATCAGGGCCAACCCGATGGTGGAGCAGAAGCTGAAGGATTACGTCCTGGACGAGAACCTGTTGGTGGCCTCGTGAGCGCCCCGGCCAGCTATGACCTGAACGCCGTCTTTGACGCGCTCCAGACGGTCTTTGACGGCCTACCCACGGGCGAGGCTTTCGGCGGCGAGGCTCAGATCATCAGCGCCTATTCCGAAGTCGTCCCCAATGTCCAGGTGCCGGCCGTCGTGCTGGAGTTGGACGATGTGAGCTGGGATCGCACCATGTCCGAGGGGTCGGACGAGTTTACGATCATGATGACGGTGCTTGTCCAGGACGTGGCCAGTCCCGAGGCTCAGCGTGTCCTGCGGTCGTTCCTGTCCCGGGCTCCCGGGTCCGGCCTGGCCAGACTGCAGAAGACCCTGGACGACAATCAGACCCTGGGCGGGCTGGTGTCCTACATCCACATGGGGACAGCCCGGCAGATGGGCCGCATTACCTATGATCAAGTCGACTATCTCGGCGTGTCCATCCCCCTGGAAGTGGTGAGCTGACATGGCTTTCGTGCACGGTTCATCCACAGCCGTCCTGGTCAACGAGAAGGTGATCTCGTCCGAGGTGTCCGGCTGGACGGCCAGCCACTCCCGGGCCGTATCCGAAGTGACCACCGTCGGCCAGACCGCCGGACAGGCGGGGGCCAAGTTCGTCCCCGGGCTGATGTCCGGATCTCTGGCCCTGCGTGGACCGCAGGACAGTGATGGGACCGCCGGCCTGACTGCCGAGATCCATGCGGCCATCGGGGTGGACAACTCGGTCGTGTGCACGATGCTCCCCGAGGGCCTCAGCTCGATCGTGGGCAAGCCGGCGTACTTCCTCGCAGGCGACCCGAGCGAGTACGCCATCGATGCGACCGTGGCCGATGCCGTCGGCTACACGCTTTCGGCCACCGCTGACGAGTCGGTGGACATGGGTTATGTCCTGCACGCGCACGGGCCCGAGACGGCGGACGGCAACGGCACGGCCGTGGACCGCGGGGCCTCGCCGATCACGCCGACCACTCACGGCCTCATGGGCGCCATCCATGTCACGGCCTATACCGGCCTCACGTCCGCGGCCATCAAGATTCAGCACTCTACCGACAACTCCGTCTGGGCTGATCTCCTGGCGTTCACGTCGGTGACGGCCATCGGGTCCGAGGTCAAGAAGGTCGCCGACGGGACCACCGTCAACCGCTATCTGCGCGTCGTAACCGACGTGACTGGAACAGGTTCGGTCACCTTCCTGGTGTCCGCAGCACCCCGCTAGGAAAGGGCCCGTTATGGCTTTCGTGCATGGAAAAGGCGCCGTCTTCTCGATTGATGACAGCGGTGGCACGCTGCGCACCGTCACCATCTATCTCAACTCGATCACCGGCCTCCCGGGTGCTCGGGCGCTGTCCGAGGTGACTGCGTTCGGTGATGCCGGCGTCAAGAACATCCCGTCCTTGGCCAACGTGCCGTTCTCGGTCGGCGGTCACTATGAGGCCACGGCCAGCACGGGCATCTCCACCGTGCTGAACGGGCTTCGGACGGCCACGGCAACGAGTACGTTCGAGTACGGCCCAGCGGGCTCCACCGTCGGTTCCCTCAAGATCACCGGTGAGTGTTGGATGACCGAGCTGACCTACGACGCCACGGTGTCCGATCGGGTGCCGGTGGCCGCCTCGTTCCAGGTGGACGGCATCCCCACGCTGACCACGTACTAGGCCCGTGTCCCTGGAGGTCAGTATCTCGGGAGCAGCCACCTTGCATCAGGTGGCTGCTCAGATGCGCGCCGAGGGACGCAAGGATCTCTCCCGGGAGATGGGCAAAGCGCTGGAGCGTGCCGCCGAGCCGGTCAAGAAGGCCATCACGGCCGAGGCGGACAAGGTGATGCCGTCCGGTTACCGGGAGCTGCTGACCGGGAGCTTGCGGCACCGGATGTCCCGGCGTAACGGCGGCCAGCAGGCACAGGTGATCGTGCGGACGTACGCGGACGGCAAGAAGGAGCGCCGGGACGTTATCAGCCTGGAGAAAGGCCAGTTGCGGCACCCGCTGTTCGGCCGCAAGAAGGTCTGGTACGTCACCAGCATCACGCCCGGTTTCCACGCCCGGGGCGTCGAGAGCGCCGCAGACAACGCCCAAGATGCGATGATCCAGGTAGTGGACAAGTTCGCCGCACGGTTGATCAGTTAGAGCGAGGGAGCACCATGGAGCTGAACAAGGCGTTGGGGCCGGTGGAATTCCGGTTCACCGAGCCCGAGGACGTGGCCGTTTACGGTGACCGCTGGTACCGCTACTCCGAAGCGGACCTCATCCGCACGCCGGCCCGGGAGCTGGTCGCGCTGGAGGCTGCTCTCGGGATGCCGATCCCAGACGTGATGAACGGCATGCGCATGTCCACCGTCCTCGGGGATCTCGCCGCCGCGTGGATCGGCGTGCGCGCCTATGATCCCCTCCTGGCTGGGCCGTTCAACGAGTTCAACCCGATGGCACTCAGCCTCACCTGGCGGCCCGAGAAGGTGGATGAGGGAAAAGACCAGGGCGAGGACACGCCGCAGCCGCCGGCCGATGGCTCCCCGCAGCCCGACCTGTCCCGCCCCGAGATCTCGGACCCAACGGATTCGGTCGTTTTGCCGACTATGCCAGTAGCGGGCTGAGCGTGCTCCTGGACGCCTGGGCCCCGATGTTCAGGGTGACTATGGGCGTCAGCCGGCAGGAGCTGCTGGACATGTCGGTGCCGGACATGATCGACCACATGGACTATTGGACCGAGATGAACAGGGGCCCCGCGGATGGCTGAGAAGCGCGAGCTGATCCTCGACCTCCTGTCGCGCAACAAGATGGGCGCCGGGACGGCAGGCGCAGCCCGGGACATTGACAAGGTCGGCACGGCCGCCGACGCGGCCAGCAAGAAGACGGACAGGCTGGGTAAGTCGTCGGTTGCCGCCGGTAAGGGCGCCGATGATCTCGGCGATTCCAGCAGCATGGCCGCGCGCCAGGTCGAGAAGCTCGACCGCGAGATCGGCAAGGTCAATCAGGATCTCGTGCTCCTGCACGGCGCCCTGGCCGACGCGGATAATGCCGCCGGCCGCTTGGACATCTCCAAGGGCATCCGCAAGAGCCAGGCGGACTTGAAGAGACTCACCTCCAGCAAGGGCATCCTGGAGGGCCTGCTCCCGGATCCCGAGCCGGCGGCCCGCGGCTTCATGAAGAAGCTGGGCGGCGCGCTCGGCTCGGCCGGGGCGAGCATCGCCACCGGTGCGGGCAGCAAGGTCGGGGTGGTCATCGGCGGCACCCTGGCCGCCGCAGCGGCACCGGTGCTCATCTCCGGCATCGGCGCCGCGCTCTCGTCCGGCGCCGGCCTGACCGGCATCGGGGCGGGGGTGGCCCTGGCTGTCCGGAAGGACAAAGACATCCTGGCCGCCGGCCAGTACGCCGGGAAACGGTTCGCGGACGGTCTGACCAAGACGGCAACGTCCGCCTATAAGCAGCCGATCATGACGGCTATCGGGGTGCTGAGCCAAGCCGGTGACCGGGTGAGCAAGCAATGGCAGGAGGTGTTCCGCTCCACCAGCGGGATGCTGGTGCCGTTCGTCCAGGACATCGTGCGCGTGGGCGAGCGCATCTCGGACTCCCTGGCGGGCGCAGCCCTTACCAGCGCCCCGGCAGTGTCCGCCTTGGGTGACTCTCTGGTGCTGCTGGGCGATGCCGCAGGCGATGCCCTGGACATCCTGTCCGATGGCAGCATGAACGCGGCCGGGAACCTTCGCCTGCTGGCCGGCGTCACCGGTGACGTGATCCGCCAGTCCGCCACCTTCCTGGGCGCGCTGAACGACCTGTCGGCCAACCCGTGGGTGACCGGCCCCCTCCTGCCGCTGCTGAAGAAGAAGTACGCGGACACAGCGGCTGAATCCGATTCTTTGTCCGACAAGACGG